GTTCTTGCGCCCATAAATGTTGTCGCTAATGAAAAAGCCCCTAAATACGCGGGATTCGGGGCTTTAAATTCAGTGTAAAAGTAGGATTATCCTTATCTCCCTTACGATTTCGCTTCGTTTTCGTGTATTCGACACTTTCCAGGAGCATTTTCAGAGCTTTGTTCCGGTCCTGGACGGATAAGTCCCAGTAGCAGGAGAGAAGTTCCTTGCAGGAAGGGATGAAGTTCTCTATGTTTGCTATTTTCTCTTTTTCATATTTCAGATCTTTTTTTAGAATTTCTATGTGTTCTTCCGATTCTTTGATACGTTTCTGTAATTCGTGGGAACGTTCCAGAAAGATCTCGGTGGTGTAGACTCCCTGTTCCAACAGATCGTATAAGTTTCCATTTTGTTTTAGTAATAAATCGTGGTTGCTGACAGCGGAAGAGAGAAGCTGTTCTTTTTCCGGAACTTTGTTCTCAACTTCCAGAGTCGGATCTAACTGGTAGCCAGCTACCCAGTCGGATAGTGCCTGTATGAGTTCACGCTCTACCAGCTCAAGCGTTGAGCCGATGGTGGGACAGCCTCTGGTGTTACACATTAAAACGTCATACGGACATCTTCCGGAAGAGCCGTCCCTGGAAGCCGGTCTTCTCTGCATTTTCTTTCCGCAGCAGGAGCAGACCAGAATCCCGGCAAGAGGATTCTTTATGCCGTAAGACTCCGGCAACTTGTGAGAGTTCCTGGCGAGATACTCCTGCGCTTCCAGAAATACATCATGATCAATCAATCGTGGCTGCAGCCCCGGAGCAGTAAAATCATAATCACTGTGAGGACGTACTTTGCTGACGGAGCCATTCTGGACTTGCTTTACAACCTTTCTTCGCCCAATGCCGACTCGCTGATCATTGACAATGTTCCTTAAGATTCCCATGACGCTGCATTCCAGCCAGGTATCTCCGTTCCTTGGCTTGATTCCCCGGTTGTCCAGATATCTGCAGATGTGGGTAATTCCGATGCGATCGGGACCGGTATAGAGCCGGAAGATAAGTTTCACGACCGGAGCTTCGTCTGGATCCGGAGCGAGAACCCATCCACGCCCACGTTCGAGCTTCACGCGCTGCCAGCCGTAGGGTGCCTGATTGAACGGCCATTTTCCTTCCTTCACGGCAGCAGTCACACCGGCGCGCATCCGGCGGCGGATTGTCTTGTATTCCCTCCGGCTCATGAAGAGTCCGAACTCAAAGTATTCTTCGTCAAATTCATTATTTGGATTATAGGTCTTTGTTGGAGTGATGATCTTCGTTCCGGAATATTGGAAAGCTCTTTGAACAATTCCCTGATCGACAGTATCACCTCTCGCCAGACGTTCCACTTCCATTACGAGTACACCTTCCCAACGTCCGGATTCAACTTCAGATAAAAGCTTCTGCATTTCCGGACGCGCGGATATAGACTCTCCGGAAACGACTTCACGGTAGATCCCGCCAATGGATAAGTTCATTCGTTTGGCAAGATCAAGTAAGATCTGCTCATGCCGTTCCAGGACATCCACGCCCATAGCTTCCAGAGAAGCATCACTTCGGGACTTCCGGAGATAGATAAGATATTCTTCATATTGCATATGTATCACCTTTCCTTAGTATATATGTGCGACGTCGCACAAAAATGGGTACAAAAATAACAGCCAGCAGAGAACTAGCGTTCTGCTTGCGATAGCTGTTCGAAGATGATACAATATGTAGGTCAAAAGTTTGGTTGATACCATCTTCGGTATTGCCTATGAAAAGCCGTTCCTGTTGACGCAGGAGCGGTTTTTTCTTTATTCAGCTGATTTTATGCAGCGTTCAAAAATAAGAATGGTATTATTGAGTGTTGTATTAATACCCAGCACAGCATTTTTCCCGATCTCATTTGTCGTGACAGAGCATAATCTCCATCCATTCAACGCATAGCTCATAATAGTGTCTTCAAGTTCCGTTTTACTTGTCTTTCCCAAAACGCCAGAATCCGATACAATTTCAACCTTGTATTCGTAAAACGCATTTTTTAAGATTTGCGCTTGCTTAGATGCCAGTATAGAATTTTTTTGTTCCTTCGTTAGAAAAACTTCTTCCAACGAATAACCGCAGTTGGAACATTTAAATTCATGAGCGGCAATTACTTTTTTACAAACAGGACAAATCCTATCTTTATTTACAGAATGGCTGGATGCATTTGTGTTTTTGAAATCAGCCTCTTCCTTTTCAGCAAGCTTCTTTTTAAAAGTTTCTTCGGAACTCTTAACCAAACTGCTTACAATTTCTCTGTTTTGTGGTGTTGCTTTGAGAATCGCGGTTTCAATGGCAGATTTTACAGAATCAAACTCGTCATTATTTAATAGTTTTGTGGTTGAATCTAGTTGCTTGAGCAGGGCTCCGCATTCATTACACACTAATAAATTATGTCCAGTATACGGTTCTTTTCCGCCGCTCATCAAGCCGCAACTTTTCCCACAAATAGAACAATTAGCCATAGTTCATTTCCTCCTTATTTTTAAATTTATGATTTGTATCGTGTTTCAGTTAGTTCTTACTATATCAGTTCAATGACCGCAAGATGTGGAATGAAGTAGATTATATAGTTATCTACAGCCGTGCATATTCCGTATTTGCCCCGATAACATTCAATGCAATCCTCAAGGTATTCTTCTGTTATTTCCAAATATTCCGCAATCTCATATCTATTTTGGCATCCATGCTCGTAAGCATCCGCCAGTCCGATCAGCCCGATCAGGCGGTTATATCCATGCAAACGAGCCTGACGTTCCTGTTTGCGGTTTGCTGGGACGTTCATATCAAGGATATTCCCGACAGTAGTATAGTAGTGTCCGAGTTCCTCTGCGAGCACGCAGGCTTTCTCGGTTGTATTCATATCTTTTCTAATTGCTACAGTGCCCTTAGAGTACAGCCCTTTAATGCGGTCACTGTGAAATGTATAGTCTATAACATCTATACCGTCCTCGCAGGCTTCATCTTGCAGTTTCTCATATGTATTCATATAAGCACCTCCCACTCAAGTATATCTGATGAGCTGTCCAATAATTAGGATACTAAAAAAGGTGTTGCCATAATGACAACACCTAAAAACCAGTTGAATTACAAGATGGGCGGCGTATCCATCATCTCAGGTACTCTTGCGAGTGTGTCGGGAGCCTTTCCGACCTTTGCAATTCGTTTTATTGTATTGTTATTATAGACAAATTATTCATGTTTGTCAAATTTTTTCAATCGACCGTTCTCTATGCCATGCTGTAATTTTCCATTTGTGATTGAATGGAGTGTAGCAACATACAGATAGTCATCTTTTACATCTAGTTTAATGCCGATTTGTATATTTTTATCGAAAATCTTTACTAATTCAAAGCTTGCGCCAAGTTCGTTAGGATTAATGCCTATGTAGTCTGGTTTGTTAATGATAAACGAAAGATACTGCAAGTATTCTGCACATTCAGGATGCCTTTTCAGTATATGTTTCTCTAATCCAGAAGACTGATAGATATAATCATACTCAAAGTCATAGGATAAATACTCGTTTATTAATTTATTAAACGGTGCAACTGGGAATATTTTATCGCTCATATGTACCTCTTATTTATTCCTATTTTTTACAAATTCAGCAAACTGGCGAATTTCGTCCATTTCATCTTCTGTATATTCTTCTCCGTCAAAGTGGGCGGCGAGAGTGGTTGGCTCAGCTTCAAGTCCGAGTAACATATCGGCAGAAACATTTAATGCAGACGCTATTTTTTTAATCGTATCTACATTTGGTTCGCGTTTTCCACTTTCATATAGAGAATATGTTGATTTTGCAACACCTATATTTTCTGAAAGATCTTTCTGAGATAGCCCAGATTTCAGTCTTGCTTCTTTTAAATTTTCATTGAAGTGCTCACCCATATTTTAGTACCTCCTGTTAATTAAGATTATAGTTGCGTATTGAAAAAGTGTCAATAAAAAAGTTTGCAAAATGAAAAGAAAACTATTGACAAGTTTGCAATAGGCAATTATAGTATAATTAAAGTTTGCGAAATGCAAATTTTAAAATGCGGACTGCATTGGAGCAAGGTTGACAGTTACTGGAACACTAAAGTTCCTTTTCAAGGTGGAATGCTAACGGAGTTTCTCCGAAACAGCCAGTATAAGACAGTGCGACTATCTTATACCCGAGACTCATCCACTTGCTGGCTAATACCCTCGAGTGCACGATTCGTTTTATACTATCACCTCCTTTCATAGAGGCGATTTGCAGTCCGCATCAATATTATAGCAGAAGGGAGCGAAGAAGAATTGTTTAAAAATTTAGATGCTGAGCAGGCAAGACATTCTTACACAAACCAGCGAATGGCAGATATGGTTGGAATTTCAAGAGTATCTTACGAGAATAAGAAAAAAACCGGGAAATTCACTGCGCTCGAAGCGAAGAAAATGTGCAAGATATTCAAGGTGAAATTTGATTATCTGTTCGCAACAGATGAAACAGAATCACAGTAGGAAGTGAGGTGAGAAGTGTGCTAGTGATAATAATTTGTATAGGTTGTTCAGTAATAACTTCGGCATTAATTACAAAAATACTAGCCACCCACTATTTTAAAATAGTAGATGGCTATGTAGATGAAATGTGTGAAAAGACCAGAGAGTTCGTCAATGCTTTCCTATACAAATAGAACAAAAAGTTTTGCCTAAAGAAGTTAGCTGTATAAGTCCTTTCTTGAAATAAGAAGTGGAGTTAGGATGATCAACGGAATAATCTATGGCGAACTCACTAACATTTGAATATTCAGGCGTTCTTTTTAAAGAATTATAAAAGTTATCACCGGAAATTTGTTTGTTGTAGTTAATAGAAATCAAATTTGCTCGTTTCAATGAGTCAAGCGAAAGAGAAATTTGCTCTCTTTCGAGCGATATGCTCGGAGGAATAAAAACATTGTCATATAGAATTTGATAACTATTACCTCTAATTTTAACACCCATTGAAGCAACTGGAAAAGAGCTCTGACTGGAAAGAAAAAGATCCTGTAACAACAAGGCGTCAGATGGACTTAATTGCTTCAATATTTCTGGGAACGAAGGATGTGCCAAAGAAGCGGTATCAGAGTTCATAGATCCACTGATAAGTTTTGTAAACATCTCTCTTAGGATTTCCGATGAAACGCAGTACTTTGAGTTTTCCAAAGCCTGTGCAGTTGTTTGTAGGGATGGCTCCAGCTTTTTATCATCTGGGATTTCGTCGATGGATTGGTCTAATTGTTCGCGAAATTTTTCAAGGTCGTGCGCATATTGCAGACGCTTCTTTTCAGCTTTTTGACTGATTCCGCCAAAGACGAGATACCAAATATCAGCAAAGGTTTTTCCTATATTCTGAGTAGGAGCGTCGGTTAGATTTTTAACAGCGTTATCAGCGGATTCAGGCATATCAGGAAGGTTGATTAAAGCTATATTATTCGTAGTATTCTCGGACAT